TTATATCTTCAATTTGGTCATCTGAAAGTAGGTTAAGAGCTTCTTTTGCCTTTTGATTACTATAACCATAATACTCTTTTATTACTTCAAGGTCTTTAACTTTCTTTTGTGAAAGCCATTTCCCACCAAATCGCCTTTTCTTTCGGATACTATTTATAAAATAGTGAAATTGCATACGCTTAGGTAGGAAGTGTAGTCCGTTCATCTCATTACTATGCATAATAGTATCATAGAACATTGACAAACATCTGTTAATAATAAATGTAGGATATTTCTTTTCCCACACAACATCATCTGTATCTAAAAGTGGTTCTTTAGATTCATTTATGGCCTTTAAATAATCTTTTAACTCGTACATTATTTAAACTTACAGTTAGCCATTATTTCTGTTAAACACGCAACCATATTAATCTCTTGGTCTGCCACAAAGGCAGATTTATACTGGTAACCAGCAATAATTAATATAGATTGTGGAACAGATTGTGGTTCAATAGATTTATACATCAACTCATAGATTGTACTAAACAAAGATGATGGTTCTTTATCAAGATTATTAATGACCCATTTACGCATGTCATTAAATCGTTTTTCTTTTAAGACTTTTACAAGTTCTTTTGTATTAGCTTCTGATAAACTAAACAAGATACCACTATCAATCTTGCCTCTTACAGAATATCTTTGAAGTTCATTGATAGTCCGTCTGAAATCAGGATAATATTTTTGTATTAACTCTGCTAATATTTTCTTATCATATTCAACTTGTTCATCATCAAGGACTTTGCCCAGCCGTTTCAATAATGCCTGTGCTGTTTTTACTTTTTGGCCATTCTTAATAGCAAAGTCAATGACGGTACACCTACTATGTAAAGCGGGTAAAATCTTGTTCTTGTAATTACAAGTAAAGATAAATCTACAGTTTTTGTAAAATGTTTCTATGAAGTTTCTTAAAGCAGGTTGTACTGACTCAGCATTCATATAGTCTGCCTCATCTACAATCACCACTTTATGATTTGAATGTTCAGTTAATGATACGGTAGAAGCAAAGTTTTTAATCTTGTTTCTTAATGTATCAATCTGACGGCCTTCATCTGAACCGTTTATAATAATATAATCTGCACCAAGTTCCTCACACAAAGCACGAGCAACTGTAGTCTTACCGGTACCGGCAGTACCAGATAATAACAGATTTGGTATTTCTTTTTGTTTTAGAAATTCAGTAAATGTTTTTTTAATATCTTCACTTAATATACACTCACTAATCTTTTTTGGTCGATACTTTTCGACCCATAGGTATTCTGACATAATATAATCCTCACTTGTTTCATAATTTAAAATTCACTATCTGGCTCGATAGCAACCCAATATTGAATTGGTTTATTTCTATTTATAAAGTGTGAGATTTTTTGTGAAGAAATAGCCACATCATAATCATCTTGTATCATTTTAAAGTTCTCTGTTTTAAAGTATGCTTTAAAAGTCTTATCAGTTTCACCGACTACAATTGAATAGTCGTTAGATGATGGCGTCTTTTTATCAGTAGCAACTAATTTAATTTCTTTACCATCACCTGTAACGGCAATGTCTGGTAAATTAAGTGTAGTAACACCTTTCATTAGTTTAGCAAATACATCTTTTTTTAATGCAAATGTAACATACTTATCAGGCATGTTTATCATTTTAGTAGGTGCAACTACCACCGACTTATCTGCAAAATAATATTTAATAGCTTGTTTTGAATTACTATCTTTTATAGTTAGATTTTGACCACCATTAAAATTAAGGTCTGACTTATCAAATAAGTCAACAGCTCTTAAAAATTCAGGTAAATCATAGATAGCAAACTCTTGGTCAAACTTCTCTGATACATCAGCTTGTGCTAAGATGTTTTTCAATGTAGAGATAGTTTGTAATTGATTGCCTGGTTTTACTAAAATATTCTGGTTTATATCAGAAAAGTTTTTTAGTATAGCAACCGTATCACTTGTTAGGTTCATTATATATTCTCCGTTTCATAATTAAATTGGAGCGGATACTTGGTACTGCCCCAAGGTCTGCAAGTTGGTAACCTGCCATAATACTTTTATACGATATCCGCATTTGTTCATTCTCTTAATATACACTAAAGGCGTCCTATTGTCAAGCCTAGGACGCCTAAAGTTTTAATCACTATTTTATATTGATAGTTCTTGCTTTTTTGTGTTCTGGTATAACCTTTTCTAAAGATACTTTTAACAAACCATCTTTAAGTTCAGCACCAGTAACCTTACAATCATCAGCTATCGTAAAAGATTTCTTAAACATTCTTTGAGCAATACCTTTGTAGATATTTTCTCCTTCAGTTTCTTTATCTTCTTTTTTTGCAACTGTTTGAATTGTTAACATATTGTCCTCGTAAGAAACTTCTATGTCTTTTTTATTATAACCAGCCAATGCAACCTCTATATTGTAATGATTGTCTTTTACCTTTACAATATTGTATGGTGGATAGTTAGGTGTTGATACATCAAACAATGAATCATCAAACATTCTACCAAAGTGGTCGAATACATCATCAAACCCTACACTATATGGTCTTAACTGATTAAAAATTGAAATTGCTCTATTGGTCATTTGAACCTCCTTATATTAAGCAAAGTTAATGTTTATGAGCCCATTATGGCACTCACTATTATTTATATGGGGATTGTTTTAAAAATTACAACCCCCATACAAAACTTTTTATTACATATCCTCTAATATTTCCATATCATCTGGTTGTAATTTTAATAATTGAAGCAACTCACTTTGTTGACCATTAAAATCAACTGCTTTTTGAGATATAGTCCAAGCAATAGACTCTGATGGTTTACCATTCAACCTTTTTTTAGTTAAAGTTGATTGAGTTCTATTTTCTCCTGGTACATTTACCCAAGTTGTAAGTTGTGATTCGATTTCTCTATCTGTTAAAGTGCCATCTAATTCATCACACTTTTGTAAAAGATAAGCAAGACCTACTAATAGATATGATGATACTACATTTTCTTTATTGAAAACACTTCTAATAATTTCAGAAGCTCTTATCACCTCATTTGCTTGTACTTTATTAAACAATTTATTTTCTAGTTCTTTAAAACCATGCATAACAGTATAGCCAGGATTTAATCCTTCTATATCTAAACTAGAGTCTTTAATAACACCTAGTATTCTAATTGCTTCCGGTTCATTATAAACCACTCTTGATTTAAAAATCTCTTCGGGCTTCATAGTCTCTGTATCTGCATTACGCATTTTAAAAAACTTAGCTTCATTTTGTTGCATTAAAGTAACGCTGTCACCTCTATCGTGTGTATATCTAAATACAGGAATATACTCGCAACCTGCAATACCAGCCAGTAAAGACCGTCTTAATCCGTCCCATACAAAACCATCTTTGCCACGCATTGCAACATCAATAGCTCCTGCACCATGAGAATTAAAACCTTTACCGTCTGTAAGTTTATTTAAAAGTTGTCTTAATCTGACTCTTCTTTGATAAGTCATATCAACTTTTAGATTATCTAGGTATTCGTGATTGGCGAATTGATATGCGCCATACAGTTCCATAGAATTCTTTTTTTTGATTTTATCTAATGTATCTTGTTGAAAATTATTGATTTGTAAAATTGCGTCAACAATATCTTTGATTGTTACAACGCCTTTTAAATTTAGAATTGCACCAGCAACTTCACTAAACTTGCTTGATGTAGTTATCTTTGTCATATTAACTCCTTGTTAATTTAATTGTGTGATAGAACCTATCACTTATTAATATATAGGCATTTTTTTGCATACAAGGCTATAAAAAAATGCCCAAAAAACGAGCCGCAGCTTAAGTTCTTTTGAGTGTTGAACCAGGCGCAAATGCCAAACAAACACATTTAGGTTAACGCTAGCGCCCCTAAATTCTGGTGGGCTGAGGTAGGTCTCACCCTCATTATACTAACTCTTTATACGGCGAGCATAACCTCAAAGACCAATGAACCCAAATTAGGTGGTCGTTTTTAAAGAGAACGACCAAACTCTATGCTGATTTCTGTACTATTACATGGGTCAGCTACCCTCCACGCCCCAGGACTTACGGACAGCCTGGTATCACTATTTATTCATTCATATAAGCACAGGCATGGAAATCTTATAACTCTCTATTCAATTTAGCCATCTTTTTCTTATAGTTTTTAATGCCTTCTTTTTTCTTTTCTCTTTTTATTTCAGATGGTTTTTGAAAATATTGTCTTCGCCTTAATTCTTTTACTATGCCTTCCTTCATTACTTTTTTCTTTAGTACACGCATAGCTTTTTCTAGGTTGCCACCTCTTACTTGGACTTCAATCACTTATACTACCTCCTTTCCGTGTAAAAAGGTGGAGGGCACTACCCCTCCACCAGGACTTACACTATGATTGATAGATTTAGATGGCGCCATCAGCGTCATCCGACTCACTATCATTGTCATCTTCCATTTGGTTGCTAAGGTCAGCTTGTCTCTGCTGTTCAGCAATCTGTTCAGCAGAAGCACCAGCGTCAACCTTGGTGTACAACTCAATGAAAGAATTTTTTGTATCATCATCAAATCTGTTTGTACAGACTTCAACCGCTTTCATCTTTTTACCAAAGATTGAATACGCTTGTATGATATGAACTAATCTTCTAGTTGATATAATCTCATCAACACCACCATCAAAGTAGGTTTTTCTGATTACATCAGCCCAAGTTACCAACTTCTTACAGAAATCATTATCAG